AATCGAACCCCCAGCCCAATTTCTGAGCTTATCCAATACCTTTATGAGTTTGTCGCAGAGGCACTCCTGCCTGTGTTAAGAACGAAGTATATCTACATCGCTCTTTGCTATCCCTTAACCGGGAATCTCGACAACTGGTGTTGTCTTAACCTCCTCATGCTTTTGGAACTTGTCAATCTTTTGTTGAAGAACGACAACCTCGGGGTCAAGTGTTGTTTTAACCACTTTACCTTCGAGAACCTTCCTCTTGGCTGAGACGTCATGGCCGTTGGAGTAGGCGATTGCTAACTTCACGGTGCTAACTAATAACTGTCGAACATCCTCCGGTAATTTGGAGAGATCTAAGCTAGTTATTGAGAAGTCACCAGCTTCACCATCAACAACGAGTTTTCTCGTCAAGATGAGTGATTTTGATGCACTGTCGAATTTAACCATAGGAATCTTCCTGTGTTTATCCTTTGACGGCGATTTCTGCTTTCCTTTGTTTTTCAAGGAAGGATTTGATTTCGCTTTGACTACCTCTTTTGAAGTAGTCTCTTGGGTTGCGCTTTGGACGATTTCGTTCATGTGTTTCTCCTTTTAAGATAAGATTGGCCGTATTACACGGTTTCTCGTTATTTGCAATATACCCATAGACTCCTAGTATTTTACTAGCGTCTGTTGAGTTGAAGGTTACAGCATCTAGAGGTTCATTCCTCAGGATATTGTCGACAAGGTCGATGTATTGACTTTGCCGGCTAAGTGCATTAGATTGCAGCGGTGCCCCATCGTATACGAGTAGGGTTCCATCAACAAGTAACGTACCTTCACCAATTTCGGAAAAGTTAAGTCCGATTGAGTTTATTTCATAGAAGTGAAAACTTTTTTGAATTAACTCATCAACGTTTAACGAAGGTCCCCCGATAAATTCTCGGAGTATCGCTCGTATCACGTCAATCTGGAGTTTGTCAGTCCTTATACCTCTTAACCAAGAGGAGTATGACTGATTTGGTATCTTCCAACCGAGACCAAACGGTTTCGGCAAAAAGCAACCAATAGCATATTTAGATAATGGTGGATAACCATGTTCTAATATACGTGGGCTATAGAAGTTGCATAACGCTAAAACAGCGTCAGCATCATCTTTAGGTATTGATAATTTAATCGAAGGGGTTTCCCCCGACGAACTAATTAACTTACCGCAGTATTCTGCATACTTTGGTGAGATCATAGATTTGGAGGTATTAACATCAACCTCCATACTGTTCATCACACCTACATAGTTTTCTGCGACTTGTTCGTTATTTATAACGACATCATCGCCATTAACTCTGAAGCAG